GAAGATAAAAGATTTAGAGTTCGTTATCAATATGCACCACAAACAACAAGAGCTAACAGCAGGGAGTTTTGTAAAAAAATGGTGGCTGCAAATAAATTATATCGTAAAGAAGATATTGAAGCTATGGAAAATAAAGTGGTCAATGCAGGATGGGGAAAAAATGGCAGTAACACTTATTCCATTTGGAAATATAAAGGCGGTGGATCATGCACCCATTTTTGGATGAGAAAAACATTTATGGCTGTAAATGTTAATCCTGATGTTAAAAATCCAAAAGCTGAAATATCAGTAAACAAATCAATTAAAGAGGGTTTAAAACCAATTAAAAACCCTAAAGAAGTTGCAATGCGACCAAGAGATATGAAAAACAGAGGTTTTTTTGAGCCTAAAAAATTTAAAACACCGAGATAATGGCAGATGTATTATTTTGTAGCAAAGATGATGTAGTAAGAAAATCTACAATACTATCAGGATCAATAGATAGTGATAAGATTATTCCCTCTATGCATCTTGCTCAAACACAATATTTAAGAGAAATAATTGGTACGGATTTATACAATAAATTTTCTACCGATATAACAGCACTTATAAATAGTGGCACAACATTTCCTGCAACGTATAAAGCATTGTTAGAAGATTATGTAAAGCCTATTTTAGTGCATTTAACAGTTCATGAATTTTTAAAAACAGCTCATGTAACTGTATCAAATAAAGGAGTATTTAAACATACTTCAGAAGCATCAACAGATGTTTCAGAATCAGAGTTAAAATCACTTATACAAGTGGCAAGAGATAGAGCAGAGAGTTACACACAAAGGTTTTTAGATTACATGGCCTTTAATGCCGCAGGTAATTTCCCTGAATGGTTTAGTAATTCTAATGCTGATGTTTCTCCACTTCATGAATCCTACAATATAGACTGGGTATTATGAGTTACGGAGAGATATATTGCGAATCTTGGTGGGGTGATAATAATAGATCAGAGGGATGGGGAGCAATCTATCCAATATGTAATCCTGTTTCATTAGATAGAACAGATTTTACAATTGATGTAAATGCAACACAGGTAACAATAGATATGAATTAAAAAATAAAAAATGGCAAGTCAAAATTTAAATGTAGGAACTACAGCAAACGATTCAACAGGTGATGGATTAAGAACAGCATTTATAAATGTTAGAAAGATGTTTGCTGAAATTTACGGAATCACCTACAGTTCCGATACACAAGATATATCAGGTCAAGCCTTTGGTGTATCATTAGGACAAATTGCAGATCAAGCTGCAAATACAGTAATTGTAAGAGATGCAAATTCAGAAGGTGATTTATCTGCTAAAGCTGTTGCAAGTACTGAAATATTAATTGGAGATGGTACAGGATTTACTGCTGCATCTTTAAGTGGTGATGTAACAATGGATAATGCAGGTGCAGTAACTATTGCAAATGATGCTGTTGAGCATTCAATGTTAGAAGCAAGATATACAGCAAAAGCTACAAGTACATCTACAGGGAATCAAAATATAGATGCTTCAACTGCTACTACTTTTTTACTTACTGGAAATGTAGCTACAGCTACTTTAACAATACAGAATATGAAACTAGGGCAAGTAATTGACATTGTTTTGTCAGGCACTTTAAGTAGTGCAGCTATTACTTTAGCTGATGACTTTACTACTTCAACAATAAGAAGAATAGGAAGCACAGAATTAGACCAGTCTGGTAAAAATGTAATAACACTTACTTGTATAGATGACACAGATAGTGCAGCTTTATTGCATTATACTATTAATACATTCCAAACTGATACAACACCATAAAAATTAAGATATGAAAGCAATACAATTAAAAGATGAAATAAAAATATATGGCAAGTTACCTTCAAATTATGATGGTAAAAAACATTATGTTAATGGTTTTGACAAATTATCAGATAGTAAACTAGAAGATGAAGGTTTTTTTGATGTAGAAACTCCAAGTATAGATTATACTGTTCAGGAGTTAGGCAAATTAAGTTTTAGCAAATCTAAAAATAAATTTGTTTATGCTGTAAAAAATAAAACTTGGTCAGAAAGTGCGTCAGATTTAAAAAGCAATAAAATATCACAAATTAAAAAATTTGCAAAAGATTTATTAAGTGATACGGACTGGTATATTACAAGACAAGCAGAGGGTGTAAAAGATGCACCTGCTGATATAATTGCAGCTAGAAAAAAAATAAGAGATGATATAGATGCTGAAATTACAGAAATAAACAAATTAAGTAAAAAAGCAGATATAGCTAAATTTCAAAGCAAGTTTCAATGAGTTTAAATAAAAAATTGCCTATTAGTGCTGTTAGTGCTGTTTCACCTCATTTTAACATTGTTACTTATACTGGTGATAGTCAAGATAACAGACAAATAACTGGAGTTGGTTTTCAGCCTGGTATGGTTTGGATTAAAAAAAGAAATGGTGCTAAACAATGGCAATTGTTTGATATTGCTAGAGGTGTTGACAGGGTTTTAGAATCGTCATCTAATGCTGCTCAAGCACCATTGCCTGCAAGTGGTGGCACAGCAGGAATTGTTCCATCTTTTGATAGTGATGGATTTACTGTAATGAACAATTCATTTGTAAATAATAGTGGTGATACGTATGTGGCTTTTTGTTGGAAATTACCTAATTCAACTTCTACAAATACAGCAGGAGATATAAACACAACTTTATCAACAAATGATGATTTAGGGTTAAGTGTGACAACTCATTTAGGGACAAGGAGTGGAGCTACTGCAACTATTGGACACGGATTGTCAGCAATTCCAGATTTTTGGATTTTAAAAAACTTAAATTCTACTACTAACTGGAGAACATTTTTAAGGTCAGCGCCTACAAATAAAGAAACAGGAGCTTTTAACACAGAAGAAGTTTTTTATAGTGAATACATTGATCCTACTTCAACTTTAGTTACAATGGCAGTATCTGTTGTTAATGGTCAATCAGGTAGTTCTCACAACCCCTCTAATGTAGGAATGATTATAATGAGAAATACTAATTTTATGCAGTTCGGAACATATGAGGGTTCTTCATCTTCGGTTACTGTTTCAGGATTACCATTTCAGCCAAGATTTATAATGACTAAAAATATTGACGAAGCTGCTTCAACTGATAACTGGTATATTCAAGATAGTGTGAGAGGTTTAGGGAAAATTCTTTATGCTAATGAAAGTGATCAAGAGTCTAGCGAAACAGTAAGAACAACATTTAATGATGATGGTTTTACAATAGCAACAGGAGATAATGCTTTAAATGAAAACGGACAAACTTTTATGTATTGGGTAATTAAATAAAATGAAACAGCTAGCAGCTATAAATACAAGTGCATTGATTATAAGTTTTATACCGAGTTTAGAAGATGGATTGAGAATATTAGTATTAGTTGGCACTATAATTTATACAATTTTTAAAATAGCAAACGAGTATAACAAATTAAAATAATGTTTCAAGGTATTCATTTTAGACAAAACCAAATACAAGGAATTAGAATGAATAAAATAAAAGAGAGATTTATAAAAAAATTTAGACCAATTTCTAAAAATTATAATAAATGAAATTACCAAGCAACGGAGTAGCCAAAGAACTAAGATCATACGGCGGTTCACTTTTTATCTTTTTGTTTGTTATTGGTATTATTATAACTCTTTTACAATTTCCAGTTTTAGAATCTAACAAAGAGGTTGTAATGATGCTTATTGGAACAATCGCCGCATCAATTCCTATAATTATAAGCTCCATCACAGGAACTAAAAGCAACGATCTTGATGCCTTAAAAAATTCATTAGAAAAAAAAGAGGATCAAATAAAGCATTTAGTAAAAGCAAAAGATTCACTTGAAAAAATGGTTATTGATTTGCAAAGAGAAATGTTGCAAAATATGGATAACATGCTAGATAAAATAATATTAAAAGCTGCAATGGATTTTGACAAAAGAAATTACAAAAAATGTGGTTGCGGTGAAAACAAATGTAAATGTCAAGGAACTTAAAAATTTAATAAGATGGAAAAATTAATAGAATGGTTTAATAATTTAAATCTGAATCAAAAAATAAGTTTAATAACAGGAGTAGTTGTATTTCTCATTATAATATTTTCAATATAATGTTAAAGCATTTTAAATATGAAGAATTTAATTCACCTGATCTTAAAGGCAGTTTTATTAATATGGATAGTGATTTTTTGTCAATGCTTGACAATGCAAGAGGTGCAGCGAGAATCCCATTTAAAATTAATTCAGGATATAGAACTGCCGAACACAATAAAAAAGTTGGGGGAAAATCCAACAGCTCCCATTTGGTTGGAAAGGCAGTCGATATTGCTTGTAATTCTTCAAGAGAAAGATTTAAAATATTATCAGCATTGCAAGATGTCGGCTTTAACAGATTTGGAATTGGAGAAACCTTTATCCATGTCGATAATGATGAAAACAAATCTCCCTTTGTTATTTGGACTTACTAGCACAGCAGGAAATACTTTAAATTATGGCAAAGAAACCTTTTAATCAAACTAAAGTTGGAAAATTTTTACTTGAAAAGATCCCTAATGTAGTGGGCAGTCTTGCAGGCAATACTCCTGCAGGAAGTTTAATTAGAAGTTTGATTGGTGGTTCTGAAATGTCAGATGCTGACAAAGAAATTGCCTTAAAAAAACTAGATCAGGAAATTCATCAGTTTGAGGGCATTACAAAAAGATGGGTTGCTGATTCAAACAGCTCTAGTTGGCTTGCTCAAAATGTAAGGCCTTTGACATTAGCTTTTTTAACAGTAGCTTTTGTTATTGGATGGTATATGCAAATACAAGAATTAGAAATAGTAAAAGAATTATTGTGGGTTGTTTTTGCAGGCTATTTTGGCGGAAGAACATACGAGAAAGTTAAAGGAAAAAGTAATGGCTAGGCAAGCTGCATTTATACATAGAGAAAAAAAACAAACAAAAAGACCAAATGTTCATGCAAAATCAAAAACATCTAAGCTCAAAAACTCAAAACTCTATAAAAAAAAATATAATGGGCAAGGGCGATAATTATGAAACAGCGACAAATAAGACCAAGAATATCAGGTAAACTATTATCTGCATATTATAATCTAATTAAGGAAGAAAGAAGAATCCTTGTTATTGGTGATTTGCATGAACCGTTTACACATCCTGAATATTTAGACTTTTGTTTAACACAATATGAAAACTTTAACTGTAATCAAGTAATATTTATCGGTGATATTATAGATTCGCATGGATGGAGTTATCATGAGCACGATCCTGATGGCATGAGTGCAGGGGATGAATTAAGCCTTGCTATAAAAAAGGTAGCTAAATGGTATCAAGCATTTCCAAATGCAGATGTCTGCACTGGTAACCATGACAAGTTGGCTTCAAGAAAAATGTTTACATCAGGATTGCCACAGAAATGGATCAGAGGTTACAATGATGTATTAAATACTCCTAAATGGAACTGGGTTGAATCAGTTGAATATGATAATGTATTATACGAACATGGAGAGGGATCAAAGGCATTTATGAAAGCTAGAAATAATATGCTTAGTTCTGTTTGTGGCCATCACCATACTGATTCAGGGGTTATGTGGTATGTTGGCAAAAAATTTAGAGTTTTTGGAATGCAGACAGCCTGTGGGATTGACATTAAAAGCTATAGTGTTGCTTATGCCAAAAACTTTAAAAGACAAGCTCTTGGATGTGGAATTTTTTTAGGAGGACATACTCCAATAAATCGAATGATGGACTTATAACTTTTAGCTAAACTGTCTCTAAAACTGTCTCTAAAAAAATAAACCCTTACTGATAGTAAAGGCTAAGAAAGGTATTTGTAGCCCGTAGGGGGCTATAACTTATATATAAATTTTAGTTAAAAGCTTTTAAATACTGCAAATTTACTAGCTTTTTTTTATTATTTTTTTTG